TTTAAGGTATCTACAGAGTATTATCAGGTAGAAAACGGTGTAAAATGGGGTAGATTGGGTGATTGTGATGATTATTTCTGGACGACACCCGAAGAAAGAAATAAATCTAAAGAATAGGTTATAAATAAAGGGAGATAATACTAAATATAGATTTTAGATGGCAGTTCAACGCACATCGCAATCATTCAAAGACATAAGTTTTGCTTTCAAACCACATCCTGTGACGAAAGACCTACCTGTGTTGAAGAATGAACGTGCAATCGTTAGATCTGTGCGTAATTTAGTAGAAACAATCCCTACAGAACGATTTTTTAGATCAGATCTTGGTACTGATATACGTGCAAGTCTGTTTGAAAACTTTTATCCAACTATAACTACTGTTATAGAAGATCAGATTGTTGAAACTATAGGACGATATGAACCAAGAGTTAATGAATTAGAGGTGCAAATTGATCCATATTATGATCAAAATGCATTTAATGTTACTGTAATCTTTGAAATTATAGGTTTAGCAGTTCCAACACAAGAATTCTCATTTCTATTAGAACCAACAAGATAATAATATGCCATTTACTCAATTTACAAGTTTAGATTTTGAACAAATCAAAGCACAGATAAAAGATTATCTTCGTGCAAATAGTACTTTCAGTGATTTTGACTTTGAAGGTTCTAACTTTTCAATATTAATTGATACTTTAGCATACAATACCTATATTAATGCTTTTAATGCAAACTTAGTTGCAAATGAATCTTTCTTAGATTCTGCACAGATAAGAGAGAATGTTGTTTCTTTAGCAAGAAATATTGGTTATGTACCCCGTTCAAAATCCTCTGCAAGGGCATCAATTTACTTTGATGTGCAAACTAGTTCAACTGAACCAATAGTATACTTAAAGCCTGGTTTAGTGTGCGTAGGAAACGCAAATAACACTACATATAGATTTTCAATTACTGAACCTGCACATGCTTCAATTCTAAATGGTGTTGCATCATTTGGAACTGCAGACTCTCCTATTGAAGTATTACAAGGAACTGCATTATCAGCACAATTTTTAGCAACTAATGATGTTGATCAGCGATTTATGTTGAGCAATCCAAATATTGATGCTTCTTCAATTAAAGTATTTGTTTCTGGACCTGCAGATACAAGTATTGGTAGAGAATATATGATGATTGATAATATCTTAAACATTAATAAAACCTCAGAAGTCTTCTTTATACAAGAAGTTCAGGATGAAAAATATGAAATATTGTTTGGTGATGGATATTTTGGTAAAAAATTAGAAAATAATTCAGTCATAACAGTAAGGTATATTATTACTGATGGTGCAGAAAGTAATGGTGCTTCCGAATTTAGTTTTCAGGGCGTATTTACATCTAATGATCCAAATACTGAGTTAACTCCGACTACACTTATACCTGATGCTGGAATAACAATAACTACCGTTAATGGGGCAACAAATGGTTCTGACATGGAAGATATTAGTTCCATTAAGTATTTTGCACCTAGATTATATTCATCACAATACAGGGCGGTTACACCTAGAGACTATGAAGCAATAATAGCATCAATCTATCCTAGAACAGAATCTGTTGCTGTTATTGGTGGTGAAGAATTAAATCCACCACAATTTGGTAAAGTTCAAATTAGTATTAAACCAAAAAATGGAACATATGTTTCAGATTTTGATAAACAACAAATTAAGAGTAAGTTAAAGAGTTATGCAATTGCTGGAATTAACTCAGAAATTATAGATCTTAAAATATTGTATGTTGAAATTGATACTACAGTTTATTATAACACAGCTAAAATTTCATCCCCTACTGGATTAAGTAGTAGAGTTAGAGATTCTCTTACAGGATACTCTAATACTGTAGATATTAATAAATTTGGAGGTAGGTTCAAATATAGTAAGATACTTCAATTAATCGATAGAGTTGATAGTGCTATTACTTCTAATATTACAAAATTAAAGATTAGAAGAGACATGAAGGTACTTCTCAATCAATTTGCACAATATGAATTATGTTTTGGTAACAGGTTCTATATAAATTCTGCAGGATTTAATATAAAGAGTACTGGATTTACTATTAGTGGAACAAATGATACGGTATTCATTACAGATGTTCCAAATAAGAAGGCAGATGGTAGCCTAGATGGAAGTGGAAAAGGTGTTTTGAGTGTAATTGCAAAAAATAGGAATGAAGAATTGAAAGTTGTTGCTAAATCAGCAGGAACTGTTGATTATCATAAAGGTGAAATTATTTTAAATACACTAAATATTACTTCAACGGTAGCAGCAAATAATCTCATAGAGATTCAAGCGTTCCCAGATTCAAATGACGTAGTAGGATTGAAGGATTTGTACCTCAGTTTTGACGTTTCAAATAGTAAGATAAATATGATTAAGGATGTAATTGCTTCTGGGGAAGATGTTTCAGGAGTTGTATTTACAAGAGATTATTACACATCAAGTTACTCAAACGGAGACCTAGAGAGAAAATAAATGAGCATAGGTATTGATAAGAGAGTTCAAGTCAACAAAATAGTTGAAAGCCAGTTACCTGAGTTTATAAGGTCGGAATTTCCCAATGCGGTTGAGCTTTTTAAGCAATATTATCTTTCACAGGAATTTCAAGGCGGTGCAACTGATTTAATTGATAATTTAGATCAATATTTAAAGGTTGATAACTTAGTTCCAGAGGTTGTTTATGGAACTACTACATTATCTTCTACTGTTTCTATCTCTGATACAACTATTACTGTTGCATCAACCAAAGGATTCCCAGATACCTATGGTCTTTTAAAAATTGGTAGTGAAATTATAACATATACTGCTAAAACAACCACTACTTTTACAGGTTGTATTCGTGGATTTAGTGGAGTAAGTGGATTTGAGGTTGGAATATCAACATCTTTAGATAATGTCAACCGAGAAGGTTTAATATTTGAAAATACAAAAGCAGAGTCTCATGTTAATGGTGCAACTGTCACTAATTTAAGTGTACTATTCATACAGGAATTTTATAAAAAGTTAAAGAAAACATTTTTACCTGGTCTAGAGGATAATGATTTTACTCAAGACCTTGATGTTGGTAATTTTATCAAACATGCAAGAAGTTTTTATCAATCAAAAGGTATTGAAGAGTCTATAAGGATTCTATTAAAGGTTCTATATGGAGAAGAATCTATAATATTGGACCTAGAAGAGCGTTTATTTAAACCTTCTAGTGCAGAGTTTATAAGAAGAGAAGTTATAATTGCTGATAGAATTAGTGGTAATCCCCAAAAACTTGTTGGTCAAACGGTTTCTAAGTCAAATGATTCTGGGACAAGTGCTTCAGTTTCTGAAGTTGAAATATTAACTAGAAATGAAAAGGTATATTATAAAATTTCATTATTTGTTGGATATTCTGATAGAGATCTAATTGAAGGAACATTTACCATTCCTGGTAGATCAAAGGTGATGGAATCTGTTTCAGTAGGTTCTTCGATTGTTTCTGTAGATTCTACAGTTGGATTTGCTCAGACTGGTTATGTTTTATGTGGAATTAACTCAATAACATATACTTCAAAATCAGTTAACCAGTTCTTTGGATGTACTAACATAACAGAAAACATTGGTATTGGATCTGATATTAGAGCAGATGAGACTATATTTGGATATGAAGATGGTGATTTAGCAAAAAGAGTAGATTTAAGAATAACAGGTGTTCTATCAGAGTTTAAAACCGTTTCAGACATTTCTTTAGTTTCTGAAGGGGAAAGAATTTTTGTTAAGAATGTAGGTGAATCTATACCAAATACAGATGTAGATAGCACCTATAAAGAGGTATTTGCCAATTCTTGGATATACAACACTAGCACTAGATATCAAATTTCACAAGTTTCTGGATCTACGCTTTCATTATCAAGTTCAATTGATAAATCTAGTTTAAAAGTTGGTGATAGAGCTGAAATTTTAAGTAGAAATTCTGAAAATGTTGAAGTTCCGCTAATTGAAGTTACAAATATTGATCCATCAAGTAATGTAATAATAGTTTCTGGTTTAAGTGGATTCACTCCTGTTGTTGGTTCATACTATGATTTAAGAAGAAAATTAAATAAGGCAAGTAGTAGTGGTATAGAAATAGAAGAAGGTAATGCAAATATTATATCTGATATACTAAACGTATATACTGATGGTGATGTTGATGGATATGTTGCATCTAACTCACTACCAAGTTATACATTACCTTCATCTGTTAAGAGAACTTTAATTGGAATAGCAGGAACTGCACTTAGTCCAACTGCTGATACAAATGAATATCTAGGTCATAGTGATATAACCAAAGATTACAATGAACTTGTTACTGGAAGTAGTGAACTACTTGAGTTAATTACTGGAGATGCTGTAGTTTATGAATCATCTAACCCATTAACAGGTTTAGTTAATGGTACAACCTATTATGTTGAGGTAATTGAATCAAAACCTGGTCAAATTAGACTTTATCGTTCTAGGGGAATGATAGGTAATATAGTAAATGCTATCAGATTTACTGTTGAAGGACTTGCAGCAACTGCTACCCATACTTTTACAAAAGAATCTGAGTATGGTAAAAAGTTATCTGCTAATAAAATTCTTAAGAAATTCCCATTAAGTCAAGATTTATACGTTTCTGGTAAAAATGAAACACCAGTTAACAATATCGGTATGTTGATTGATGGTGTTCAAATAAGAACTCCTATATCAGAAGATTATATTTATTATGGTCCTATTGATTCATTGGATGTATATAACAGTGGAGAAGGTTATGATGTAATAAATCCACCAAGATTAACTATTGATAATAGTATTGGTGCTGGAGTTACCGCATTGGTTGAACCTGTTATTAGTGGATCTGTTAAGCAAGTATTTGTAGATCCTCATGATTTTGATATAGATGAAGTAAAATCTGTATCATTGACTGGTGGTAATGGATCTGGTTGTATTTTAGAACCAGTTATTGGTATAAGATATAGAGAATTAGAGTTTGATAGTAGAGACATTTTCTTCTCTGGTGGATTATCCATTGCAGATGAAACAATTACATTTAAAAAGAAGCATTTCTTAGATAATGGAGATCTCATTTACTATAATAGTAATGGAAATTTACCAATAGGTATAGGTTTATTTGGTGATGTTTCAAATACTGCTAGTGGAAGATTAGCAACTGGTACTGGATATAACATTAGAGTGGTTAACTCAAGCACAATTCAGATATTTAAAAATTATGACGATGCAATGGCTGGTATTAACACCATTGGTATTTCAACTGCAACTAATGCTGCAGGTACTCATAAGTTTAGAACAGGGTCTAAGAAAACACTACAATCAGTTAAAGTAATAAATTCTGGTTTTGGTTATCAGCATAGAAAATTACATATCAAACCATCCAATGTTTCTATAGGATATGCAAAGATAAACTTTAAGGGACATGGTTTTGCAGATGGGGATTTAGTTGAGTATTCAACTTCAGGCACTGTCATTAGTGGATTAAACACATCTAATTCATATCATATATTAAAAGTTGATGATGATTCGTTTAGATTAGCAGATGCTGGTTCTGGAACCTTAAGTAGAAATAATTTTGTAAGACGTGATTATGTTGGTTTAGAATCTCAAGGTTCTGGTTTTCAAACATTTAAATACCCAGATATCAAAGTAAATGCACAAGTTTCTTTTGCATCAACTGTTACTGGAACCTTTAATTTTACTCCAGTTGTTACTGGTGAAATAATTGATACTTATTTGTATGAAAATGGAACCAAATATGGATCACAAGTATTAAATTTACAGAAAAATCCAAAAGTAACTGTTGAAAATGGAAAAGGTGCTATTGTAAGTGGTTCTATAGTAGGTGGTAAAGTAGTTGATGTCCAAGTTTTAAATAGAGGGCAACAATATTATTCTCTTCCAGAAATTACTGTAGATGCTGTAGGATTTACAACTACCAATGTTAAAGGAAATGGTGCTGTTCTTAAACCATCTATCAATAGTGAAGGAAAACTAACTAGTGTAGATGTAATTAATTCTGGTATTGGATATACTGCATCTCAAGTTACATTTACTGTTAAGGCAAGTGGAAAGAATGCAAAGTTTGAACCAAGAGTTAGAACACTAACAATTGATAATAGTAAGAGACAAGGTAATTATAGTTTAACTTCTGAAGGTGATAATAGTTTACATCTAAGTATTCATGGGTATACCTTGGATATTAGAACATCATTTGCAGATGATGGAACAAAACATTCACCAATTATTGGTTGGGCATATGATGGAAATCCAATTTATGGTCCATATGGATATACTAGTACTGATCAATTAGGTCCTAATGTAGGAATTGTAACTGCTGGTTATGTTTTAGATGCTTCTAAAGTTGTAGATCGTCCTTCAATATCTGATTTTGAAGCAGGATATTTCACTGATGATTGGCATTATGATGGATCAGGAACACTTGATGAGCATAATGGTAGATTCTGTAAAACTAATGAATTTCCAAATGGAGTTTACGCTTATTTTGCTAGTGTAGCACCTAGTCAGCAATCAACTGATTTAGAACCAAGTTTCCCTTATTTTATAGGTAAAACTTATAGATCACCATATATTTCATCAAATACTACATTAACACAAGAATTTAATTTTAATAATTCTAATCTAGCAAGAAATACCTTCCCTTATAAAGTTGGTAATGCTTTAGCTGATAATGATTTTATTGTAGAATCCAATGAGTTTTTAAGACAGTTAACAACTATTGAGTCTGTAACTACTGGAGAAATTGATAGTTTACAAGTTTTAGATGGTGGTGATGGATATAAAGTTGGCGATTTTACAGATTTTGATGATTCTGAAACTAATGGATCAGGTCTTAGAGGACAAGTTAAATCTCTAGTTGGTATTGCAGTCTCTAGTGTTACAACCGAATTAACTAGATTTGAAAATGCAGTATTTACTTGGAAGTCTGGTAATGAAGTAACTGCAACATATTCTCCATTTTTTGATTTAAATGACGAAGATTCTGTTTCTATATCAGGTTTAAGTAGTTCAATAGTTCATCTTACAAATTCATTTACTATTGGTATTTCAACTGATAAGATTGGACTTGCCCAGTCTATGACATATCAACCACTCGTTACTGGAAGAGTTGATGACATTTATGTAGATGTAATTCCAAAAACAGTTTCAATTGGTTCATCTATAAAAATTAATGATGATGAGACTGTTAAAGTCCTCAATATCTACAATGTAGGTTCTATCTTAAGAGTAAAAAGATATGGTGTAGGAGCTGCTCATACTTATGGTTCCAAGTTAGATATTTTAAATAGGGAAATTACAATACCTGTTCAAATTGAAAAGTTTGAATCAAAGAATAATGATATAATTTATTTTAATGCTCACCAATCTGTTGGTCTTGGTCTTACTGAAGGGGGTGGTATTAGTGTTGATTATACTATTGGAGAAACTACAAAAGAAGTTCCTATTCCAACAAGAACAATATATCTACCAAATCATCCATTTGTTAATGGTCAAGAACTAACATTTACTAAGAAGGGAACTGCAACTTCATTAATTGTTGGAATTGGCACTACAGCAAATAACTTATTTAATCTTCCTGACGTAACAACAGATACTTTTACTGTATATGCTATCAATAAGGGTCAAAATTATATTGGTCTTGTAACTGAAAGAACTTCAATAGGTAGTACTAGTGAAGGATTGTTCTTCCACGGTAATGGATCTGATGATTTTGAATATGCTTTAGAATCTAATCATAATCAAGTTATTGGTGATGTCGATAATATTACAGCAACAGTTCTTACAAATATTGGAGCAGCAAGAACTACTACTCATGGATTAAGTAATAGAGATGTAATTAGTTTGAATGTTGTACCAAATACTGTTGTTGGAGTAGGTAGTACTGCACCATTGAGTCTTATCTTCAATTCAGAATTCCAAAAACTATTGATTAATAGAGTTGGATTTAACTCAACCAGCATAGATCATGTAAAAAATAGAATTACAATTAATAATCATGGATTTAAAACTGGTGATAGAGTTTTATATGAAAGTGGTGATCCTGCAGATGGATTGAATAATCCTTGCTACTATGTTTATGAAGAAAATTCAAATCAATTTAGTTTAGGTGAAACTTTAAATGATGTGCAGAAACAACCACCTTTATTGGTTGGTATTACTTCAACAGGAGGACAAACTCATACTGTTGCTTTAGTTAATCCACAACTTAAACTAACTAAAAATGCTAAGTTGTCATTTAATGTTTCTGATCCTTCTTTATCTGGATATAATCTTAAGTTCTTCTATGATAAGCAATTTAAAAATGAATTTATTAGTTCTCAGGATAGTAGCATATTTAATAGAACTGGTGTTGGCACTGTCGGTGTTGGAACAACATCTGCAGTATCACTTTCATTCTCCGAGACAACTCCAACTCAACTCTATTATGCAATAGAGAAAGGTGGATATATTAGTACTGCTGATCCATTAGTTGACAATTATTCCGAAATTAAATTTGTAGATAGTGCTTACAGTGGTGATTATAAGATATTTGGAATAACTTCAGATACATTTAAAGTTTCTCCAACAAAAATCCCAGAACTTCTTTCATATCAGGCAGATCAATGTGAAACAATAGAATATGCAACAGAATCTAAGACTGTATCTGGTCCTGTTAAAGAATTAAAAGTAATTTCAAAAGGTGTTAATTATAAGAAAATACCAAAATTTGAAAGTATTGTTAGTTTAAATGGAACAAACGCAAATATTGTAGCACTTTCTACATCAATCGCAAGAATTAATGATGTAAGAATACTTGATATAGGTTATGAATACCCATCAGATAAAACCTTAAGTCCAGAAGCATTTGTTTCTCCTGTAATTAGGATTGATAATGTAGATAGTATTAAAGGTATTAATGTTGTAGATGGTGGTAATCAATTCTTATCTGCACCAGATGTTATTGTTTATGATCCTGTTAGTGATAAAATTGTAGATGATACTTCATTAACAGCAAGTACTCCACATCAATCAATTTCTGATATTAATATCATTGCTCCTATTCAAGGATTAAAATCAGTAACTCATAGAATTGTTACTGTTAATAACTCTAATGGTGTTGGAATTGGTTCCATGACTGGTGGTGGAAGTGGTATAGTTACTTGTATCTTAGAAACTCCAATAAACGGTTTTGTAAATCCGCCATTTACAACTGGAGATGAGATTTTTGTAGAAGGTGTTGAACTATTTGGTGAAGCAGGTATTGGAACACAAACCAATATAAACTCTTCTGGTATTGCTACTGGTGGAGATGGTTATAACTCTGCAAATTATCAATATAGATTCTTTATAGTTGATGACTATGTAAATTCAAATCCAGCAGTTCTTAAGTATAGCATAGCTGGATTAACAACTAATCCTGGTATTGCTAAGACTTATCAGTCTGGTTATGCAAACATTATTAATAGAAAGAATTATCCTGTATTTGAGGTTATTCAGGAAAGAGGATTATTACTACTTAATGAAAGTATTCTTGTTAAAGGTACTGATAAATTTATTGAAAGGGGTTTAAAGGTAGTAGAATCTAGGGAAGATTTTATCAAAGTTGATGGTGATTATCAATTAAGAATAGGGGATAGAATACAAGGTGCTAATAGTAATATTAGTGCAACAGTAACAAATATTGTTGGAAATAGAGCTAAGTTTGTAGTCGATTATTCCAATAGGCAAGATTATGGTTGGTTGGATAATACTGGAAAGTTAAATGAAGATTTCCAAGTTATTCCAGATAATGATTATTATCAAAATTTATCATATTCTATTAAGAGTCCAGTTCCTTGGGATACTTTAGTTAATCCTGTTAATAGGTTAGTTCACCCATCAGGACTTAAGAATTTCTCTGATGTTGGTATAACATCTTCGGTTGTTGTTGGTATTGGAACAACAATTCAAGCAACTCCAGTTATTGTTGTTGATCTTATGAATGATAAGAGAGTTGATACAATTAATAACTTTGATTTTGGAAGAGATTATGATGCAAGACCTGAAAACAATCCTATAAAATCAAAATTTGCAACACTACAAAATACAAAATTAACTGATTTTACTAAATGTAAGACAAATAGAGTTCTAATTCATGATGATATTAGTGAAAGATTCTCAAGTAAAGGATTCCAAGATGTATTTTCTGAAATTGAAGAAATAGATGGTAATTTTACAAAATATGTGATTCAAATAGTTAATGCAGATACATTTGATGTTCAGTTATCAGAGATAGCAGTACTAACAACTACAAATAATGCATTTTTAGTTGAAAAATCATCAGACTTTACAAATATGAAGTTAGGTGATTTTGAGGCAACCTCAGATTCATTCCAAAGAAAGTCATTAAACTTCTTACCAACCGATAAGTATGATAGAGATCATGATATTAAGATCCTTAAAACTGAGTTTATTACTAATGCTGTTAAGAATGAATCAACCTCAATAGGTCAGATTGATTTAACTGGTGTTAATGTAAAAGTTGCAATAGCACAAACAGATGCTAGTGATAATATTATTGGAGTTGTTACGACAACTATAGCACAATTCTCCGATACAGACTTTAATGGATTCTTTGCTGATGTTCTAGTTCAGGATGATATCACTAAGGAACTTAACTATGGTGAAGTTATAGTAGACTTTGATGGAACAAATATCTTTTATGCAGAGACTTATGTTGACACATTAAATGTTTCTTATAGTGCATCTAGAGTTGGAGTTCTTACTGCAAGATATGATTCTGGTACAATCTACTTTGAATGTGAAAATAATACGAAGAGAGCAATTAATGCAAGTGCAAATGTCGTTGGTTTAGGTGCAACACTATCAGTTGGAGTAGGAACATACAGATATTCAGTTCCTGGACAACCTGCTGGTTCTGAAAGAAGTGCTAGATTGGAATCAACTTACCATACAGGAACTTCAACACCAATATTGATTTCTACAATCGATAAGAGAATTGATAGTGCAGTTAAGACTCTGGTAAGAGTTTCTAGTAATACTGAATCTGCTATACATCAAGCAGTTATTTTACAAGATGATGGCACAGCAACTACTATACAATATCCATTCACAGGACAATCTAATAGTGGATTAGGTACTATTGGAGCAGTTACATCTGGAAATAATATTAATATTAATTTCTACCCAGATGCATCACAAACATCTTTAATCGAAGTTCAAGCATATAATGAAGTTTTCAATACGATAAATGACTTCTCCAATACCCCAGAGTCCTTAGTTGTTGGACCTGCAGAGAAGAGTATATTGCTATCTTCTTATGATGGTGTAAATGGAAGTAGAGCAAATAAAGTTAATTTTGAATTGGAACATAATGATATTCCAATTTACACTAAAGTTTTTAATCCTACAGATACATCTCAATTAGATAAAGTTACTGGCGAATTTACACTACCAGATCATTTCTTTAATACTAATGAGCAGTTAACATATACTCCTGGATCAACGTTTGTTGGTGTTGGATCAACTGCAGTATCAATAGGATCTACATCTAATATTGCTGGTATTACAACTGATATTCTACCAGAAACGGTATTTGTTAAAGTTATTGATGAGAATAAATTCAAATTATTCAGTAGAAAAGAATATATTTCTGCAGGTGCTGCTATAACATTTACTGGTGTTGGTCAGGGTAATGCACATAAATTTAATATGACTAAGAAACTATCTAAGACTGTTATTGGATTAGATGGAATCGTTCAGCAACCAATTACATTCACATCAATTGAACATACTCTTGATGGTGCTATTGGTGTTGGAAATTCACAGTTTGTTCTTAGTGGAATTAGTTCAGTTCAACCAAGAGATGTGTTGAAGATTGGACCTGAATATATGAAGATTGAGCAGGTTGGATTCTCCAGTTTACCTGAAGGAACAATCAATGATTCTACTGATGTTGCTCTTGGTATTTGTACTCTACCAGTGGTTAGAGTTGGTAGAGGATCTTTGGGTATTGCTGCAACTACACACACTGACGGAACCGCTACTAGAGTGCATAGAGGATCATTTAACATTGTAGATAGCACTGTATGGTTCTTAGATCCACCAAAAGGAAATACTAGAGCAAGAAGAAATGATACAAACTTACCATATGTAAGAGCTGAGTTTAGTGGTAGAACATTCCTTAGAAGTAATTACGACACTAATATGTTGTTTGATGATGTTTCTGATGTATTTACAGGTATTGGTAAAACTTACACATTAAGTGTTGGTGGTGCTAATACAGTAACTGGAGTTACTGTTGGAAATGGTATTCTATTCATTAATGGAGTATTCCAAACTCCTCTTACCTTGAATAATGCTGGTAATAATTATGAAATGAAGGCAGACACTGTTGCTGGTATTTCTAGTGTTATATTCACTGGTATTAGTTCTGAAAATGGAACACCAATGCAATCTGATTTTGATATCAATCAGAATCAATTACCAAGAGGTGGACTGATTGTTTCAATGGGTTCTACTCCAGGTATTGGATATGCTCCTCTTGTAGGTGCTAAAGTAAAACCAAACCTAAAGAATAATACTAATTTATTTGCTGCAGGTTCGATTGATAAGATTACTGGAATAGGTGCTTCATCTAAGTATCAACTTGGTATTCAAACTGCTGCTTACGATAATACTACTGGAATCATAACAGTTACAACAAATTCTGTTCATGGATACGCTTTACAGTATCCAACTACAGTTCATTTAAAGGGTTTGGAGTTTAAGTGTCCAACTGATGTTGTTGGAACTCCTACTAATGCTACAACATATGATCCAGCAACAGGTGATATGGTAGTAACAATCGCAAATCACGGTCTTTATGATGGTGATGCAATTAAATTTGAGAAGGAATCAATAACCTTTAGTTGCAATTATAATGGTGCTACTGGTGCTGCTGCAGAGAAAGCATATCCTAGAGAAACTGACCCTGCCTTTGATCAGTACCTATACATCTCTGACGTAACGACAGATACTTTTAAGGTAAATGTTCTATTAGGTACAACTCCAACCAATACAGATGCACACACGTTCGTTTCAGCAACGACTAATGCAGTAAGAACAATTGGTGGTGGTGGATATGTTGGTGTTACAACTTCATTCTTCCAAGATCATGAAAGAGGTTTACCTATAGTTGGTATTATATCTGAAAGAACATTTGAAGTTCAAGCAGGTTTAACAACAATACCACACACATATCATGGTGGTGGAAACGCATATGAGTGGTATAACGATTTAACATTTGGATCTGGTTATAGAGATCCAGTTTCGATTGGTGCTACTGATATATCATTTGTACATAAATTTGTTTCTGCAAATACAAATGCAATAACAGATAATGCATCAGTAAATTATACCCCATCAACTGTAGATTATATTTCATCAACGGGTGAATTAATATTAACTCTTGGTAATAATCATGGATTAAGTGCTGCAACTAAACACGATATTAATGGTGTGGCATATACACCATCTACTGGTGTTGTAACAATCACCGCAGGTGTACTGACTAATGGTCATGGATTCTCTAATGGTGATTATATCAAGTTAAAGGATAATTCAATTACACTTACTTGTACTATGGATAGTAATGGTAGTAATCATACTTATCCTAGACCTTCTGATCCAATTAGTGGTAAGTGGGTGGCAATTTCAAATGTATCCCAGTTTAGTTTTGATATTAATGTTGGAGCATCACCAGAGGTTACATTTACACCAACATTTGCAGAATATGATCCTACAACAGGATTAATGGAAATAACAGTTGGACCTCACACATTAAGACCAGGAACTAGTATTAAACTAGAACAAGAATCTATTAAATTTACATGTGACCTTGATGATAATAATGCTGAGAAAGCATATCCTAGAACAACTGATCCATTCTTTAATACTGCAATTAAAATTGAATCTGTTACGGATACAACTATCACAATTCAGACTCTAACTACAATACCATCAACAAATATTTCTAGGCATACTTTCAGTAGTGCAAATCCAAATGCAGTAAAAACTGGTGGTGATTATACTCATACATTTGTTTCTGGGTTGGATGTAGCGAAAGATGCTATTCAAAGAGCAACAAATACGATTACTATTGCAACAGAATCTCTAAACTTTACTTGTTCTAGGGATAAGCATAATAGTATTCATCCGTATCCTCGTTCTACTGATCCTGCTGCTGGTGTAACATTAGGATTAGATGATTCTACAAGTAATACTATTAGTGTTAATGTTGGATCTGGTGGTGGTGGAGGAACTGGTGCTGTTTTCTCAGCTAAAGTTGGAACAAATAAGCATAGATTTGTAAATTCTATCGGAACTCATATATTTAAAGGAACTAAAAAGTGGGATGCAGTTACTGTTGGAACTACAAAGAGAGCTGTTTCTGCTGCAACTTATATTCCAACTACTGGAGTATTAGAATTAACAATAGGATCCCATAGTTACACTACTAGCGATACTTTAACAATCGCACCTAAAGCACTTATCTTTACTTGCGATGCTGATAATCATGAGACATTACATGCTTATCCAAGAACTTCTGATCCAGCATACAATACAGCATTATCAATTACTGCAGTAACTGGAACTACAGTAACTGTTAATGTTGGTGCTCCACATCAACAAGATGGTGTTACAGTTTCATATGGAACTACAACAGCAAGTAGTGCAACTTACGATCCAGCAACTGGTGAGATAATCGTTATTAGTAATAATCATGGTATTGCTGGTGCTTCTCTCACAACACCAACAAATGCATCTTATGTGAAGAATACTGGTAATTTAACTCTCACTAAAGCAAATCATGGTTATTCTGTAGGTGACAAGATTTTAATTGAAGATTTTGGTCTAACATTCACTTGTACAAAGGATAATAATCAAACTGAACACAGATATCCAAGACCAACAGATTATGCTAGTGGAAGATGGCTTTCAATTTACAATACTACGACCAATACATTCAAAGTTAATGTAAATCCAAGTCCATCTGCCTCACAATTTACACATACATTTGTACCTGCTAAGACTGTAACTAATTGTATTCAGAAATCAAATGCCAATGTTGGTATTACAACAGGATCTCTAGTATTCAAGTGTGCTCAAGATGCTTATCAAACAATTCATCCATATCCACGCACAACTGATCCAGCATATGATACAGATTTACCTGTTGGTAGAGTAACAATAAACAGCATGAGACTACAGGTTGGTAAATCTCCTGTAGGAACTGGTGGTGCTTTAGAATTTAATATTACTAATCAGGGTGCAAGGTATGTTAACCCTGAGATTACGACTCCA